TTTGACGATTTTTGTCAAGTTGAAACTTTTGACACTGGGGATCTTGGGGAATTCATGAAAATAGCCACAAATGCCCCACATCAGTTAAATATGGCTGATTTGGAAAGTAAGGGTGAAACCTTTAATTCTCCCCTGATTGTCATCAATTCCAACTCTGTGGGCATTGCAAAAGGATGTAAAGATCCGAATGCGTTTTATCGACGACGTCACATATTTATAGAATCACGTGGATCACCTGAATGGTCGAATGTTGAGCAAGGAGCGTGTCGTTATCAGAGCGGAGCTATTCCTCGGGATGATGAAAATTTCATACAACGTTGTGATCGAACTACACAATATCGGATGATTAATCCCCTTGCTAGTCAGATGGACCAGTTTCCACGGCCGGATGAAGGGTGGACTACATTGACAGATGTGCTATACCAAATAAAACGGAAATTTTTGCAGCATGTCATTAATGAGGTATTGACAATCACAAGGATGAAAGAAATTATTTATGATGGACCTACGCTGGAGTTTGGTGTCACCGATCTTCAGGCCATGAAAGACTCATTGTTTGATGTTCCACCATCTCAAAGTCTTTCTGCTGAACAAAGCACAAATCCATTTGATGGGGATAGTGATGATGAAGGCAGTGGATCACATGATCAGCCTTGTTCGACGTCTGCGTTTCGATTTATAAAGAATCCGTTTTCTGGCTCTTTTGTTACTGCTCAGGCTAAGATTGATGGTCCTTTTACCGCTAGGTTTTCCAAACGTCCTGCTAGTACGAATTGCAACAATGTTAATATTAACAGTACAAATCCCTTTGATAATGAGGAAGAAACCAGCGATGGTGAATCGGTTACTGATGTTGAAATTTTTCGCACACCAACACCTACGGAAATTGATATGAATGCGCCATCGCGTGTGCGTGAGGATGTATTTGGAGAAGGTACATCACGCCAAACGAATGAGGAACTCGATGATTTTTTGTTGCGGCGAATGATGGCTGACCACCCTGAACGTGTTTCTTTCCGGGAAAAATGCAAGTATTATTTGCACAAGCTCATTCCAAGTTCACGTAGTGTTTCAATATTTGCTCGAGTCACTGCACATGTCCTCCAAGTTGTCATGATTGGAGTTGGAGTTTTCACCACTGTCCGGACTATTAGGCGATGGTTTATTCCAGATGCGAGGCTTGTGGCTTGTGCCCAGGGAAGTGGTGATCGCACGGCTGCCAATCGTACAACTCGGTCTCGTCAATACAAATTGAAAGTGCGTACTGGCCCAAGATTTATCCAACAAGCTGCAGAATTGACGGCTCCTCTGGGAGCTACAATTCGCAATAAAATTGATGCCAATATTTTGCGCGTTGAAGTCTTGCGACCTGATGGTACGAATGCAAAAGCTCACGGGCTGGTGCTTGCTGGAAGACTGTTTATGATGCCCCGACACTTAATATATGGGGCCCTCGAGGAAGGTCGTGTCTTCACTGTACGAATTTTTGGTCGTCCGTTATATACTACTAGCAACCAAAATGACTCGGTGATTATGCATGTTGATGCTAATCAAGTCATGACAATAGAGGATGATGGCAGGTTGTATGACCTAGCCTTTTTTGAACTGTCTCCATCTATCAAATTGTTCCCTGATATTACCGGGCATTTTGCTCCTGAGAAATTTGTTAATCAATATAGTCAATTTCCCATTTCATTTAAAGGGATAACATCCAACGCTACCCTGGTTCACGCTGTATCAAGGGTTCGCCATGGATATGGTGATGGGAAGGAGCAAGTTAGTTATATCATTGACCCAATGGTTTATCCAATAGAAACTAAAGATGGTGATTGTGGCATTCCCATTTACCATGTGCCATCTGCAAATCATTGTCAAATTGTTGGTATACATCGAGGAATGGTGACTCGGGGAGTTGGTTCTGGAGAAGGAACCGGGGATTTTGTTGGAACACACATCATTCAGATGGCTTTGGATTTTTTCCGTCCTGTGCAGCGTGATGCTTACGTGGCGGATTTGCTTTCAGAGGGAAATACTCATATTGATGGTGATATGACTATTTTGGGATGGACATCGCGCCAAGAACCCGATAAATCTTCCTTTCTTAAGGTTTCCATACTGAACAATGTTATTGGAGAGACGAAACGGGCACCTGCGATTTTGACTGCAAGGGACCCACGCTGGGTCTTTCCTTCCAAACCATTGGCTGTGGCCGTTGGCAAATATGGAAACGTTTTCAAACTTGGTCTGGATCCTATATTGCTGGAAAAAGCCCGTCTTGCCCTAAATCAATACCTGGGAATTTCAAAAATGCAAGGAAGCGTGTTATCCGTGAAAGATATTATTTTAGGGCATGGGACGGTTGCAATGCCGAAAGACACATCGTGTGGGATCCCATATGCTGATTATGGGTTGAAGCGCGAGGATTTGATTGATTTTGAAAATGGAATTATAAAATCGCCACTTTTACAACAACGATATGATATGCGTTTGTCTATGGCCCGTACTGGTCATATTGTGACTGATTCCATGTGGAAAGATTTTGCTAAGGATGAATTGCTTAAAGAAAAGAAAATTCTTGAAGGGCGTACACGCCATGTCACTGCTGGACCTATTGATTTGTTAATTCTAACCAAGCAGTATACTGCTGATTTTTGTAACGCTATAACTCGTCACGAACGCGGTATAATGATTGGTATGAATTGTGAAAGTTTACAATGGAATGATATGATCAAACGCTTATTATCATACAATACTAAAGGATATGCTGCTGATGCACGCGCATTCGATGGCTCCATTAATGGGGAAATGATATATGCGCTGTGCAAAACTGTTCAGGAATTTTATCCCCCGGAAGCATCTTTAATTATAAAGGTGATATTTGAAGAAATTGTTCATACAATGTCCCGTTGTGGTGATCTCGTTTACCAGAAACATACTGGAAATCCATCAGGTTGTGCTGTAACATCATATCTGAACTCATATTTGAACATGCTAATATTTTTCTATTCGTTGGCCAGGAAAAATTCCTCTTTGTGTACTGCAAAGAATGTCTTGGAAAACGTGGGATTGTGCATGTATGGCGATGATGCGGTTGTAGTTTTCCGTGATGGTTTTTCCTTTGGTTTCCAAGATTTGGTAGATGGTGCTGCTGCAATGGGAATTTGTATGACAAATGAAATGCCCGAGGATCGAGCATATCCTATAAAAGAACTGCCATTTTTAAAACGACATTCGCGAGAGTATGTTTATGAAGGAGCAACATACTGGATACCAGTGATGGACCTTAATACAATATCTGACATTATGAACTGGACCCGTGCAAAAAATGAAATCATGGAACCTGATTTAATACAAAATCGAGTATATATGACTCAGATATTTATTTGGTTCTATGGGAAGAAGAAATTTACCAATATCACCTACAAGATTCAAAAACGCCTTGAAGAATATGGCATTACTGTGGACTTGTTTTCTTACAAGTTCTTGAAAGATAAATTTTTCTCGACTGGAATTGATACCGAAGTGCTGTGGGATAAGTCCGCAATGGATTCTTTTGCGATGAATGAACCAAAAGAGAATGAGGTGCGAGCACAAGCAATATCTGTGCAATATGACATTTGGCTGAATATGTGGAACTGGACTTCCGATAATACACAAGATAGAGATGGCTCACAGTCATCATTAAAGGAGGAGACGGAAGAAAAAGCGGAACCTGAAAATGAGGTTCACGCCCAAGGACAAACGTATTCATATGTACAAAATCATCTTGTGGCTAAGGGTTCCACGGTCACTATGTCCAATCCGGTTTCGGCCTCTGGAGACGATTTTGATAGATTATTTTCACCTACCACAGGTGATCTCAGTGTGTCGGGGTTTCACGCAAATGAATGGCCAGAGACCGAATTGGGTATATATCGAGATTTTTCTGGCTATATGTCGAATGTTGACATTCCCACGGTCAGCGAGCGTTTTAGCTTACGTGCTACTGTTTGTAATCCCGCAATGCCGGAACACTTTTCAACTACAAAGGATGAGATGTTGTTATCTGAACTTATGGGCCGGATGTTTCGTATCAAGCACACTGCATGGGCATTGTCTGCTGGAATTGGCATACAACTCTCGAACGGCTCGCTAAATCCCTGGGGATCGGAAGTTCATGCCGTTGGCACATCCCAGGAATTTATGGGGGCAGCTGGGCTGTTTTCAATGTTGTCTTCATATTGGCGCGGTTCAATACGTTATCGTGTTGAAGTCGTGTGCTCCAATTTTCATCGCGGTCGTTTATGTTTTGCGGTGTTCTACAATAGAGACGTTGCCACTGCTGCAGCTTATACTTTAAATGAAACGACAAACACTTACAACGTTTATCTTGATGTTGTGAACGGAATTGGTGATGTCACTATTGATGTGCCGTATCAGTCGCGATACCCTTATCTCAACCATTTGAGTGAATACTATACTGATATTTCCAAGATGGCGTATGGCAGCTGGACACTTACTGTCATCAATCCTTTGGTGGCTCCTGATAGTGTTTCCCCTATTGTTGATGTCAACATTTACGCTTGTGCCGCCGAGGATATGTCTTTCCATTATCCAACGGCTGGCTACAACTTGGACGGACCAACCATCACTTATATACCACCAACACCTGTATCAGTGAATACTGCCATTAATGAAGTGCGTGCACAGGCTGATTGTTGTGAGACGACAACTTCAACTTCGCATGTTGAAGCATCCAGCTTGTTTACTCGGGGGAAGAAAACCGCACCACCACCACAATTTGGTGAAAATATTGTTTCCATCCGTGATCTTCTGCGGCGGTTTCAGTTTTGCTATTTGGTTGCGATACCAGTTGATGGCTCCGGATCTCAGACCACATCAGTTTCAGCCATAAATATACTTGGTAGACATCAAGCTTTCTGGCAGCTGGGCCATTTTTTCCGCTATATGCGTGGACAGATACGTTTCCGATTTGTGTTGCTCAATTTGCACACTATTAGTTCTGACGAATCATCCGTTGTGCAGGTAGCGGCCACAGCATATTCACCATATGCAAATGACACTTCTGATCTTCGCCCGAAAATGCTATACAATAATGTGGCAAATTGCATTCTGGGGGTCGCAGCGCCAGTTAAAACAATTACTTTGCCGTATCTTTCATCAGATCTGAATTATACTACACCATGGAATCTAACTGATTCCAATCAAAATTCATTAAATGCCCAGTTTCATTTCTTTTCAATGAGACCAAATGTTGCTACTGAGGTTGTATACGTTGCAGTCTATTGTGCTGTGGGGGATGATTTCCGTCTTGGGTGTTTTCTCGGTACGCCTTCTTTGACAATTCAAACAGGAGCTCCGGATTTTCCTGCGATTGCTGGAGGTGTGAAACGTGAGAAGCAGAAGGAGCAGCGTCGGAGGGATACTATGAATGATAGTGATGCCTGGAGCGTATTATCTGAGGATCATCTTCCACCAGGGATCCCGAAAGCTCGGCGTCCTAGACGTATGAATGATGTTCGCGCCCAGGCGGAACATGTTGAGCCGACGGAAAATGTCCTAGCGGAAGGTGTTATGGCACAGGAAGACAAGCCAGCTCAGTCCAATGAAGCGCTGATGGTGCCGCGCAACAGACTCTTCGAAACAACAGTTACTGAAGCCAGTTGGAGTGTTGTTGACACGCTCACACGTTGGAACCGGGTTGCAACCATAACCTGGGTTGATGATGCTGTATTGGGAACGCAATTGGCTTATATTCCGCTTCCATCTGGTCTCTTTCAAAATGAAATTTTCAAAATGGCTTTTGAAAATTTTGAATATTGGAGGGCAGGTTTCGAACTGCGGTTCCAAGTTAATGGAACCCCCATGCATGCTGGACGTCTGGCTGCCGCTTTTCTGCCCGGCTATTCGCAGGCGACGTTTAATGGAACACACGCTGATCTCACGTCGTGGATAACGCAAGTTAACCATGTTATGTTGAGTCCAACTTCTTCAACCGTTGCTGATTTACAAATACCTTTTGTACATCAAGCATTAATGTGTTCAACGCCCACTGCTCTCAACACTTATAATTCAGTATCCCATATAGGATCCGTTTTTGTGGTGGTTTTTAATCAACTTACGATTGGGGGGACTGGTTCAACAGCAGTCAACATCAATGTGTTAGTGCGATTAACGGATCCACATATGATGATACCAAAAATCCGACAAACAATAACTTAGGACTATTGTCAAATATTTCACAGATTTCTATTCTTTTTATGTGTATTTTTCATTACCTTTATTATTGTTAGTCTTGCATTATGGTACATAGGTTATTACCATTTCGTGTATTCGTTAATGCATTATCGTGATTGTGCATATCAATTAGCAGAAAATTTGCATTGCTCTGGCTAAAGGAAAATTAAATAAAAATCCCAGAGTGTTTTTTCCCTTTATGATGTTGTACTTATATATAAAATTTTCTTGTTCTGGCTAAATGACATCAAAAATCCAATAAAAATCCCAGAACGTTTTGTGGAAAAGGGGACGTGACTCATCCCCACCAAAATATGGACACCAAAAATAAAAATGGTACGTATTGGGTCAAAATTTGCTTTTCTATAAAATAATTTCCTGTGATGGGGTAAATAGAAAATCAAACAAAATATGCCATCACAATTATGTTTTTTAAAAATTCGTGCTTATGTAATTTGAG